GGGTCCCCGCCCGAAGCAACCTGGTTAATTAACACGGTCGGCGGCAAGCCGGAAGTATCTATGACAGTCAAAGGTAACTTGAGCATATATCGCCACGACCCTTGCTATTGGCTCAATTCCCTCTACTACGCATCTGAGGGATTGGCCATGGCTTGGAACGGGCACGCGCACGGCGACTCCTGGATTTTCGAATTCAGGCCCGCACCGATGGGCTTACCGCCTGTAGTGCCAGCCGTGACGACCTTTACTGGGCTGATCAGATCTGACGCCATAACAAATGATCTTGACATCGATTTCGAACACGTGCGCACGCGCCGAGTGAGCGTGCGCTCGTGGTTTGGGTTTGTCATCTGTTTAGTCCACGAGGGTCCCCAACTATTTGTGCCCAAAGATTTGATCTTTGCCACTGCCAGGCACTTAGTGGGGAAGGAGCGCTCATCGGCGACGTTACAGAGTGCTATTCTGTTCGTCGACCGTGAGTTGCGCAAAGAGCCGTATACGATGCTCGCGCAGCAGGTGTTACTCGACACTAAAACGTGGGTGCCACACTTGGCATTCACTTATAACTTGGAAAACGAAATTGCCGCTTTTGGCGGCCTCGTTAGTCGAGACAATATCGCTGCGTATAATGAGCACAGTCAAAATTGAGCTTGCGCCGCTCCTGGTTTTTCTCCTTTAAAGGCTTTGCTACTGCTTTTAAGAGTTCGCTCACGTGGGTCGAGAAACTATCCACGTATTTCTTTTCAGGAACTTCAGATCACACCATGATAGACGACGGTCTCCAAGACGTTAAAGTCATGCCAGCCGTTCAACCGGCCGCGGAACTGAAAGAAATTAAAGCAGATGCTACTATATGCCTTGAGGCTGATGTCATTCAAGAAAAACCCCAGTTTACGTACCAAGTCCTTCCAGCCATAGCACACGTGCTCCCTGTAACGACGCAGGTGAGCCAGGTCACGGAACATATTGCCGTGAATAACAGGCAATGTATGCTCACACCCGTTATCGATACAGACAGCTTTACACTCAGCGACGTCCTCTATTCCATGATCACGGAAATAGATGAAATTCAGACACCCTGGGTGGAATTGTTGGACAATTGGCTAAATAGCTTATCGGCGCCAAAGAAAAGACACTATTCACGTGTCGTCAGGGACGACGGCTCAGACATCTACCGCAGAAAATGTTTTGTCAAACGTGAAGTGTTAATTAACGGTTCGACTGACGGTGATGTCAGTTATGATCCGCGGCTTATAAGTGCCGCCACCGATGAAGCAAATCTCGATCTCTCACCTTTCATTTATGAAGCTGCCAAACGTATCAAGAGGAATTTCACTCTTGATAAGGACAATGCCATTAGCATTGGGGCAAGCGCAGAGGATTTAGGGAAATGGCGTAAGCAATTTTCCGACAATTGTCTGATTATCGAGATAGATTTCTCGAGATTCGACAGCCATGTCCACAAAGGCAGCTATGACTTAATGTTCCATCTGTACCAGAAAATAGGTATCTCAAATTATCAGGCCGCTAGACGAGCATACAAAGCTCAATATCACACGAAAGGGCGCACCAGACATGGTGTGCGTTTCGAAGTCAACGCCACAAGAAAATCAGGTGATCCAAATACATCCATCGACAACAGTGTTATCAACATTGTCATGTTGAGACATTGCATGCAATCGATTGGCATCACATGTAAGATTTTAGTCTGTGGCGATGACTGCTTGATTGTTTGCGAAGACCCCCTGAGCGCGAAAAACATCTCCGTAAGTGATTTATGTATGCGCCTCAGGGATCTAGGCTACACGGCAAAGATAAAATTGAGGGACACATGGGCCGAAGCGGAGTACTGCTCCGGTCTGTTCTGGCCAGTAGACGAAACGGAGTTTGTGCACGGTCCCAAAATAGGCCGTCGCCTCACGAAATTACCTTTCTTACACCGGAAATTGACGAACAAACAAATCAATGGATACATTCTAAACGCAAAAGCGGACTGTTCTTTGTTGCCAGTATTAAGAGTCTACTACAAACATATTCTTAGGATTTTTGGGAATCTAGGCAGGAATGACACATATTTTGACTCTGAAGCTCCATATAAGATGGTTATGACCAAAGACCACGTCTTAGATCAAAGAACAGAGGTATTCTTTGTTCACCGGTACGGAACTAGTTTGAGTGTTATGGAAGCAGCCTTGGATAAAGCCATGTCTTTCGTAAAAGGCAAAACGGCCTTATTTCATTGGTTCAACTTCGGGGATATTTATAATATAGATTGTGCGTGAATAAAAGGAGGAAGACGGCAGCCGGCTTAGCTTTGGGTTTGACGCACCCACCGTGGCGAGTCCGTCATAAGTATCTGTGAGAATGAAGAAAAACAACAAACGCAGCGGAGTCCAACCACTCCGCAAGAAACAACGGGGCAATAAGACTTATACTCCAGCGCCGCAGCTTTACCTTGCGCACCCGCGTAAGAAACACGTATCGCTGAATCCGGCGCAGATGTATAAGTTAGCCCTTGTTGATCCATTTAGTGAGCATGTGTCTGGAGTTAAAATACCAGACATATACTCCGCTCCTACGGCCACTAGAAGGTTGGTTAAATCCATAACCGTTGGCACCAACGGCGGTGGGGATTTTGACCTAATCATTCTTCCCAACGCGTACATGAACGCTATCAGTCCTAGAGGCTGTATTCCTTCTGGGAGTACATGGTCTTTGGGTGATGGAAGCACGGTTGGTGCTGGTGCAGTCATTACGAGTGCAAGCGGTCTCGCCAGTGCTCTCACTAACTATCGAATTGTTTCGATGGGCGTGCGTGTGCGCGGAGTCGGGTCTCTGACTACGACCTCGGGGAGGATTTACGCCGTGACGGTCCCAATCAATTCTTTCGTGAATGATAAGACGGCCAGCGTTGGAGGCATTACGCCGAACATTAATAATGCCAACGCGACAGCCGCCAACACTATTATTGCTTATGGACTGCCAAACTCGGCAGGAGCTCTGGATTATAACAATATGTTGAATTATCCAGTCTCAACGGAGGCCTCAATTGTTTCAATTGCTG